CTAACGGTGCTTGTTTTTCTTTTGTCATATTTTTCTCCTTGGTTTTTATATACTAAGATCTAGGACCTTTCAAGGTTCTAACGTCTTTAGCCTTCATTTTATCTGAAGTTAGTTTAACATCAGCAGAGATTAATGATTTTTCAATAGCTGTATCAGCTCTTAACTCTGCTAGTTCTTCGTTTTGGTCAAGTTTATCATCCGTAATCTCACGATTTTGGACAAGTTTAGCTTTATCTAAATTAACTCTCGCATCTAATTCATGTTGTTTTCTTTCAGCGTCCATTGCTTTTAGATCCACTTCTCTTTGTTTTAATTTAAGTAGTGGGTCATGATCAAATTGAGATGTAATTGCTTTTTCTTCTTTTAAAAACTCTTCAGTCATATCTGCAATTAATACAGCTTTTCTAGCTTCAATCTTTTGGGATATTTGTTGAAACTGTTGTTGCATTTGAGGATTCTGTACGGCTTGTTGTTGCATTTGTGGTAACATCTGGAATTCTTGTTGGAATTCAAGTTGAACCTGTTCCTGTGCCATCAAAGAAATATGTTCTAACACATTCTTTTCTAAAGCAGCTGTGACACTTGGATTGTTTCTAACAAAATTTGTAGCCATAAAGTTTAAGTGAGCAGTGACATGAGCTCTATGATCTTGACCAGGGAAAGCTTGAAAAGGCTTTCCTCCTAATGCATCAATGTGCTCTAATGCCGGATCTTTTGGTTGATTCGGTGGTGGAGGAGGTAAGACTCTGTCAATATCCTTAACTCCAATCGCTTCATACATTTTTCTATAACACATGTATAGATTATGCATCTGTGGATTAGACATCGCTAATTGTAATTCTGTTTGTGCCAAAGTAATTCTTTGTGACATTGAGAATATATTAGGATCGGCAACAGGTAGAATATCTACTCTGTCGTCAAAATCAGTTTGTTTAATATTTCTTTGTCCGCCTACAACATCATAAGGATATTCTTGCGGAAGATACGAGGCAAATATTTTTGCCAATAGTTTAAATTCTTGTTTTAATGAAACATACAGCCTTTTGTGGATTGCTGACATTACCCTTGAGCCGCGCTCTAATAGGGCTACGGTCGTCCCAACAGCTGCTGTTTGGTTCCCGTCACCGACCTGCATGTCAGCAATGGACGCGAATCTTTGTCCTGCTTGAACGACAATTCCCATCAATTGCAATAAAGTCTGAGAAGGTTCTTTGTATGGTAAAAATACAAAGGCATCTTTTAAATTTCCTCCTGGTGTATCTACGTCTTTAAATTCTCCTGGTTGTATATTTGCAGCGTCATCTTTTACTCTGACACCACGTTGTTTAAATCCGGCTGGTAAGTTTGATAACGTACCTGCATCTAATAACTGACGGAGAGCCGCAGTTGCAGTACGACTCAATCCGCCAATCATATGAATGAGTCCAAGTCCATAAAATCCTAGTCCTGGCAGAAATTTGAAGTGGACGAAATATTGGATTTTATTTTTCGTTGGATCATTGGGCGCGAAGTTCCTTCTTATCGAAAGGACCTTCCGACTACCTTCCTCGATTGTAACGATGTAAGGTAATTTTATTCCTGTTGGTTCACCGTCGGCGCCAACATCTTCGAAACCTTCTAAATCAAGGTCAATGTGGAATTCTAGTAATGTGTATAAAGGTTCAACTCTTTGTGATTTAGTTAATCCTTCTAATTCTCTTTCTTTTTCTTTTAATTTATCAGTAACAGTATCTTGTGGTTTGTTTAATTCTATATCAGCATAAAAACCTCCTACTTGTTGTTTTCTTAAATCATTTTCAGAAATTTTAATAACATGACAAACTGATTGTGCATCTTCTAAAGAAGTTGCAGTGTATGGTACAACTAAATCATCAGCTGGGACAAATTTAGAAACAGCTCTTTGTAATAAATCATCATAATAAACTTTTTTAAATGTAGAACCTGCAAGAGGTAAATAAAATAACATTTGATCAAATTCTGGTTCATATTCTTTCATCTGATCCATCAATTGATAATTCATGAAATCTTTTACTCTTTGAGATTGTTGTTCTTTTAAAGGATTGCTAATTCCAAGAATTTGAGTTCTTACTGGTCCATCAGACGGGAGTAACTCTTTATAAGCGAGAGCCTGAAACTGTGTAACCGCTTCAGCAAGAACCGGATGAGTGGCACCCGACGCGCCTTGAAAAGGTTCCGTTCTATTTTCATACTTAAACCCTAACAGATCTAAGCCTACAGTGTAAGCTCTTTCCCAGTCTGCACGGGAAGCTTTGTATTCTCTATAATCGCCTTGTAATTGATTTGCTATTGGATCTGTAACATCATCAGGTAATAAATCTGCAAGATTTCCAAAATGATCACCACCTTCTGGTATGTTTACTTTACTTGGATCAAAGTCAATTGTAGCACCACCATCATCTTCTTCAGTGATCTCAATTGGTTTTTTTCCTAATTGGTCTGCGATGTCAACTTCATCAATAAGTTGTTCTTCGACAACTTCATCAGGTCGTTTAACATTTGGGAGACCTTTATCGATTTCTGCCATTTAAATTCTCCTGTTTCTTCTTATCCTTTTTTACTACTTTAATCAACCCCTCTGGATTAGGTCCTTTTAAAGGGGGTATCGCATTCCATTTAACATGCTTCATGTTTTTTACAAGTGTTGGGTTTTCTTTTGTCATTTCTTTTTTAAACTCATTATGCCGCCGTCTGCCATATTAGCCACACCACCAGCTATTCCAATTTTATCCATAAGATCAATTCCTCCCATATCATATATTTGTTTCCATTTGTCTTTAATTCCTTCTTTAATAACAGGGCCAACTTGTGTATCTGTTAAACCAAATTCTTCCCACGCCTTTTTACCTGGTTTTAAAATATCAGGAAATGTATCATCTGTTTCTAAAAAAGTATAAGGCTTTTTAAATAAAGGGTCTTCTACTCTTTCTTTTCCTTTTTCTTTAGGAAGAAGAAAACTTCTTTGTTTACCTCCTTTATGTTCTAAATACTCTTTGTGTCTTCTCGTTTCTTTTCTTTTATCTGATTCAGAAATATTTTTTCCAAATTCATAATCTTGTATTTCCTTAGCTCTCATATAAGCTTCATAAGCAGGAGTTCCTGGTTTAAGAGTGTGTTCTAAATCAATAAGTAAGTTACGTTGATTTTCAATTTCTTTTTCTTTAGCTTTAATTTCTTCTGGAGAAGCTGCTGCATAATCTCCAGAACTAACCTGCATCATACTTAAATCATTCTCCAACTTATGGTATTTATCCACTTCTCTGTTAACTTTATTGGTTCTATCTATATATTCTCCGCCTCCATATTCTCTTAATTGTTCCTCAATAAGTGGATCAGCGCCTTCCCAAACTCCTGTTTTAAATGGTTTGAACCCAACTTTTTCCCAAAGATCAGGAGCTGCTTTTGCTATCATTTTTGGAAGAAATAATTCTTCTCTTGCAAGACCATGATCATACCCTTTATACTGTTTAGCATACTGATAAAACAAACCTTCAAATATAGGTTCATACTGCAACTCTAACATTTTTAAGAGCCTTCCACCTTTTAAACCCATTTTTCCAAAATCTTTAAGTATGTCGGTAGCAATGAATCCTGCTTCTTTATTTGTAACTTTATTGCCTAGTTTTTTTAGCACAAGATTTTTCATATCTTCATAACTTGAAATTTTTCCAGATTTGATGTCTCCTGTCAGGGCAACCTGTCTTTTTTTAATTGCTTCTGGGTCACCACTTCCAGTTAATTTATAAAGACTTTTAACTAGATTATTTTTTTTAGTTTGTGATAATGTTTTGTCTCTAACTATTCCCATTTCAAGTTGATTTACATCTCTAGTGTTGAAATTTAAGTTTGTAAAAGGTTCTCCCCCAACTCCTTTTGATCCATGTAAAATGTCAAAGATAGAAGTAGCTTTACCCCATTGATAAGTATCAGCTTGAATTTTTTTAACTAGCTCACCTAAAGTAATTTTACCTTTTCCAAAAGGATTATCAACTTTTTGACGTCTTAGGTTATTTATAGCTGTTTGATTTTTATAAACTTCAGGAAAATCTTTTTTAAGTATTTCTGTATTAGTTAAATTATTAGTATTCTTAATTTTATCTGATGCACTATATTTTTTTCCCTTATAAGTAAAATAAACTTCTTTATAGGGTAGTTCTAGTCCATACTTCCATGTAACAGGCTTTCCATTTTTATTATAAAACTTAACAGCTCCATTTCCTTGGTTTTGATGATAATTTCTTTTTGCAAATTCAAAAACCTTAAATTTTGGAGAATAGGTATACAGTTTTTCTTTTCCCATTCCAGTAAACCTAGGCGTACCTTTCTCCATCTCTAAAGCCTGAGTTAATTGATCAGAAAAAGAATAATCTTTTAAAAATGAATGAGATTCTAATTTATTAAACCTATTTCTTAAGCTAAGTGCTCCTTGATCTTTTATAACTTTATAAGTAGGGGAATCATCAATTCGACCCCAAATAGTTCTTTGATCTAAACCTGTTCTTTCTTGTAAGGCTTTATACCAGAAATTATTTAAAGGTCTGTCTTCAATTAACATATTTTTTAAAGTATTTTCTATTTTTTGGTCTACTGAATCTAAATTATTCATAATAGGATATTTATCGGGGTCGAATTTATTAACTTTATATTTTTTACCCCCAATCATTTTATATCTAGGCTTTATGTTGAATTTTTTTTCAACCATAGAAGACACCTGTTCTTTAGTGACGTATTTTTCACCTTCATTAAATTTGGGGACTATTTCTTCTAAATACTTAGTAACTTGTATAAATTGTTTTCTAATTTTAGGTGGTATTTTACTTAAATCTTTTATAAATTGTTCTTGTAGAGATGGGGGAATACTAGATAATGGTGTTTTTATTTTATAATGTTTTCTAGTTTTTTGAACAACTTTTGTAGTAAATTTTCCTGAATAGCCTTTTCTATCCGCTCCCCCTGTTTTATAGTTTTTATTTAAATACTTAGCAAATTCTTCATCTGTGCCTAAATTGTTTTTTAATTTTTGAAAGTTTTTATATTCATCTATAAATGTATCTTTATCTATAAAATTTTTTCCTTGATACCCCGGTCTCGATCCATCAACATTGGGTGTTACTAGTTGGCCATCGTTGTATCCAGCTCTGCCACCTTCAGCATGTGGTTTTAAAAATGGATTTGGTTCCCATTCTTCTAAAGTCTCACCCGGTCTTAAAACTTCTGTCTGTTCTAGCCCTGGATTATTTACATTAGAAGTGTAATCCCAAGGGCTTGCTTTTGCAAGTTCCATGTTCCGTGGTTCATGGACCGCGGCCTCTAATTCACTTTGTTCAACAAATTCTTGCCACTTGCCGTTTGATTCTAATTGTTTAGAATTTCTAAAAAATTCCATTGCATCTTTGTTAT